ACGCCCCCACCGCCACCGTGGCGGGGATGAAGACGGCCAGGAACTCCGCGGTCCCGGCGATCAGCCAGTGGATCGCGGTCCCGGTCAGGCGTATCCCCGTGCCCAGAAGGCGGAACCGGGATGCCGCCACGGCAGCCTCGCCGCCGGACAGGGCGGACCTGTCTCCCAGCAGCTTCGCCGCCGCGGCTGCGGTGATGAAGGAATCCCGCAGGTCATTCACCCGGTTAGCCAGCGCGGCGACAGCCCCCGTGTTCCCGGCCACGGCGTCCCGCAGGTCATTCATGCGCCCGGCCAGCGCCGAGGCGGCCCCGGCGCTCTCGGCGAGGGCATCACGCAGGTCATTCGTCTCGCCGGCCAGCCGGGAATCCACGGCGGCCGTCTCGCCCACCGCGTTGCGCAGGTCGTTCATTTCCCGCGCTGCGGCACCGGCGGAGATGCCTACGTCGTCCAGCACGTCATCCAGCCGGACGCAGGACTCCACCAGGATGTCGTTGGCTGCGGCAGCCGCCAGGGCAGCGGTGCGCATGTCCTTCACGGGACCTAGGTAGAGTTCGGCTTGAGCCCGGAACTCCTGTACGATCTCCTCCAAATAGGCTGAAATCGGGCACCCCCAGCCTAGGCCACTGCGTCCACGAACGCCGCGAACGCCGCTGCCGCTACGTCGTGCAGGCTCCCGTCGTCAATCCCCTTGTCGTGCGCCGGCAGCATGTACGGGCGTGCCGGGAGGTCATGCGCCATGCTCCGGTGCCACACCCCCGGCGGCTGCTGCCACCGCATCCCCTTCTCGGTGTGGGCGTGCATCGGGCCGCCGAGTTCCTGGATCCGCGCGTAGCGCACTGTCGGCCCGGACTTCGACACGAACGTTCCCGGCCCGTCCTCGTGGGCGGGCTCGTTGACGAGGCTGTTCTTCAGGTTCCCGCTGATCCAGGCGGGAGGCTCGCCCGGGAGGGAAGGCGTCTGCGTGTGCAGGAAGTGCCCGATCTTCATCTCATCGCGCACTGCGCCCTTGAAGACGCCGGCCATCTCATTGGCCGCGGCCTCGGCGCCGAGGATCGCAGCCGGGCCGAACTTCGCTATCTGCCCTGCCGCGTCAGCGAAGGAGGCGATGGGATCACCGCCTCACCGCTTGTTCCCCGGCCGGTCCGGGTTCTGCATCTCGGCCAGCGCTTCCCACAGGGTCGGCAGGTACCGCCAGTGCCGCAGCGGGATGGACCGGATGACCTCAGGCGTCCACGCCTGATTCCTGCCGTACAGGGACAGGCACCGCACGTCCCAGGCGTCCAGGTCCGATGGCAGCGGCCCCTCCCTGCCCTGCAGGAAGGCTAGGAGGCGGTATCGGTCCCTCCATCGCTCAGGGAGTTTGGGTCATCCCTCAGCTCCTCCATGTGCGCCTCGATGGCCTTCTTCAGCGGGCGCAGCTGGGAGAGCTTCAGCCCCTGGATGTTAATGGCGCTGATGGGCTGCGGCAGCGACCACGAGGTGATCACCCGGGCGAGCATGGCGAACTCCATCAGCGTGGTGCCCGCCGCCGTGGCGGTCATCCGCGCTTCCTCGCCCTGGGCCGCGCCGGTCAGCTTGACCGCCGACCGGACCTTCACCTCGTCCTCGCCCGTCAGGTCATCGGGCTCTTTCAGTTCTGCCCAGTCGCCATTCGGTAGTTCTACGCGCACATGCATCTCCGATAGGGGGAATCGAACAGGTGAACGCACCCGCGCGGGGAGGGCGGGAGCGGTAGAATGGGGGTAACGCAAAGCGGCCCCGGCGAGTTGTGTCACCAACTCGGGGATCCGGGGCCTGACCGGAAAAGAGGTTCCGGCTATGGCCGATCATGCCACGCTGCCATTCGAGCCAGATGAGATCTGGCTGCCGGTGGTCGGCTACGAGGGGCTGTACGAGGTCAGCTCACTAGGCCGCGTGTGGAGCAACTACCGCGGCGGCCGGTACCTGAAACCCGGTCGCCATGTGGGCGGCTACCCGCAGGTGAACCTCGCCAAAGATGGCGTGCACCGCATGTGGCTCGTCCACCAGCTTGTTGCGCTTGCCTTCCACGGCTCTCGCCCTGACGGCGAGGAAGTCCGCCACAGGGACGGCATCGCGGCGCATGTGCCTGCATCCAACCTTGAATGGGGTACGCATGCGGAGAACATAGAAGACAGGCGCAGGCACGGCACGCTGACCCTCAAGGAGGTCTGCGATAACGATCACGAGTACACGGAGGAAAACACCTACTGGTACACGATCAAGACCGGGCGCAAGGCTGGCCAGAGGCGCAGGTACTGCAAATTGTGCATGCAGGACAGGGCTGCTAACTACTACGAGCGAACCTATAGGCGCCGGGAGCCGACAACGGAGACCTGCCCGGTCTGCGGTTCGTCGTTCACGGCGCTGACCTCCCGCGCGCTCTACTGCTCAGGAACCTGCGGCACGCGAGCGTACAGGCAGCGGAAAGCTGCGGCCCCGGGCTAGGTGACGTTGTATGTCGGGAACTGATTCGTAACGGTGATCGCCAGAGGGCTGTAACCAGCGCTGTTGCCGGTGTTGGTGGTGTTGCCGATGAACTCAACGCTATCGTTGTAGCCGAGGAGCGCCTTGCCGCCCTGGATCGCCGAGGTGTCAAACGCGGCCACCTGCATGTCGAACTGCACGGTCTCGTTGGCGGCAGCGTTGGTCTGGATGATCTGCATCTGCGGCTGGGTGTTGGACAGCAATTCGGTGAGCGCGATTTCGGAAATCGCCGGGGTGAAGTTGAGCTTTCCCATCGCCTTGAATTTTCCCCTACCAATATAGTAGGGATTCTGGCTCCCGTCCGCCGTCCAGTACGCCTCCACCACCCGGTCCAGGGTGATCTCCCACTCCCCGATCCCGTAGTAGGGACTGCCGCTCACCGTTCCGCCCAGGCCCACCTGGGAGTCCCACGAGGGCATCGCGGTCACCGTCGAGACGTTCACCGTGGGCGTGGTGCCGGGAACCTGGTTGGCGTAGCCCATCCCCTTGGCGGTGTACTTGAACAGCTGCTCCGCGTTCCCGGTCAGGACCACCTCGCTCAGGCACGTGAACGGGTACCACCGGGCGTGCACGCTGGAGTTGATGTAGTTGTAGTCGGTGATCGTGTGCGTGGGCGGCTGCGCGTTCCCGGTGCCGTTGAGCAGCGTGAAGATGTGCGTGTAAGGCGCGATGACCTGGGTGACCGGGGCGGCGTTGGCGTGCGCGAACCGGGTGGGCGTCGTCGTCGCGATCGTCGCCGTAGTGGCGGTCGCCCCGGTGATCTGCACGATCTCGGAGGTAGTGGTGGTGCCCATCTGCATGTACCCGGCGCCGAAGCCGCTGCCCGCGGTGATCGTGACCGGGCCGGTAGTTCCCGCCGCGTAGCCCGGCCCGTTGTTGATCGTGGTCGTGATCGTCCCGGACGGGGTGCCGCTCTCCGTCATGTCCCCCAGGACGTTCCACAGGATGTGCCCGATCGTGTCCCCGTAGACGATGGAGCTGGGGATCGCCACGTCGGCGACGTACGGGCCCTGGACGTAGCCGTAGGTTGCGGCCATGGCCGACCGGAGGGACTCATCCAGCAGCCCGGTGACCTTGTCCTCGGGATTGAAGTCGGCGACGGGGATCGTGTAGAGGGAGTTGACCCCGGTGCCAGGTGCGGCTTCCAGGCCGATGCCCATGGACCTGCGCTCGGAGGGGTAGACGGCGCTGGGGACAGTCAGTGCCATGCCTCAGCCCTCCGCCTTCTCGCTGGTGCCGTCCTTGGCCGCGGGCGTTCCCGCCGTGCCCGCAGCCGCCAGGGATGCGGTCGGCAGGTCCACGGAGACATCGACGCCGGGGGCTGAGCGGCCCGGGGGCGAGTCACCGGGAGGTTCCGCGGGCTTCCACCACCACGACGGGCCGGGAGGCTTGGAGTAGCCCTCGGGCTCCTTGCTGAAGTCGTAGGACTCGCCGGGGACCAGGACGAGGGTTCCCGGCACCCCGTCGAGTGCCCTGAGGTGCGGGAAGACCTGCGTCTGCGGGCCTGCGTAGGTCTGAAGGGCCATGCACCTCCGGGTGACGGGCGTGGTGGGACACTGGCGGGATGGGCGACTGGGCGGCACCCGGGGACGGCTGGTACGAGATCGGCTCAGGCGAGCCCCGGAAGATCAGCGATGAGGAAGCGGCGGCCATGATGCGCGGCGAGGAGGCCGCCGCGAGCATCGTGTGGTTCATGACCGGCGAGGAAGATGGGACGGCGTGGTCCGCCGCGATGGAGAACGTCATGCTGCCCGGCGGCCAGATTCTGCCGCCGCGAGTGCAGGCCGTCTTGCTCGATACGGTGCCGTACGAGGGCTAGATCACGCCTGGAAGTCCTCAAGCACGCGCGCCGCGATCCGCGCGTCGTAGCGGAGGATGCGCTGGTCAGCGTTGACGCCGCGCGGCGTCGCGATGTCGTAGGTAAGCCGCTCGCCCGTGCCGTAGATCTGGCTGTAGCGGCCGGTCACGGGGTCCGTGAGCATCACCGGATCCTGGCAGGTCCGCAGTACGTCCATGATGGCGTCCACGATCACCGGGAACGAGGCATCGGGAGTCGGGTCGCTGTCGTCCTGGAACCAGACCACCCAAATATCCAGCTGGTGCGGCATGGTCTTCCAGCCGGACTGCGTAGTACCGAGGTTCGGCACTGGCGCCCGCGGAAGGGACTGACGGCTTTCTGACCCCGTGGACGGCCAGACGTAGACGTGCGGGTCGAGCTGGTCTTCCTCGGGGTTCGGCGGGGTGACGAACACTTCAAGGGGCGTGTTGTTGCCGGGTATGGGCATCCCGTTGAGGATGGACCAGACCCAGGTCTGGGCGGTGAGGATGGGCACGGCTCACCAGACCCGGCGGAAGTCGCGGACCATCTGGCGGGCGCACTTCGCCAGTGCTTCTGCACCACTGCCCGTGGACACCCCAGCCGGGGAAATGGTCTGGGGCGTCGTCGCCGTCGCACCTCGCGTGAGTGCCTGGGAAACCGAGAACAATATGGTGGCCCAATACAGGGTTGAGGGCATCCCGCTGAAAATGATCCCCTGCGAGTGCGGCCAGGTCAGCGCCGGAGTGATCGTGAGCGTGCCGGGCCCGGTGTCCACGGAGGCCCCGGTGACCGTCGCCGTCTCCTGCTGCCCGTTCCCGCCGGGATCGTAGATGACCCCGGCGGCGCCCTGGGTGGTCCCCGCAGGCGGTCCCCACCCAGTGCAGTCGTCAACCTCAATGGTGGTCGCACCGGCATCTGACGCGGCTGTGAGGGAGCAGTGGGGCCATCCGTTGACGTAGGTCGTCTGCAGGAAGTAGCCGCCCCGGCCTGCCCAGGTGTTCACGTAGCCGCCGCCGAGCGTTACCGACTGGCCCCACTCGCCTGCATCGGCGGGGACAGATGTGCCGTACATCCCGAG